AGGACATCAAGGACGGCATCTTCTACACCGAAGTCATGGCCTACCGTAAGGCCAAAACCGAGGAAACCAAACGAAGGCTCACCGCCGTAACGCCCAGCGGTAAGTTCAAGAAGCAGGGCAAAGAAGGTCTTGAAACGCATTCGGGCATTCTCTGCATCGACATCGATGCCAAGGACAACGAAGGCGTTGACGTGCTGGCAATCTGTGAAGATGAGTTTCTCTACGCTCTGCACAAGTCAACAGGTGGGGAAGGCTATGCGGCCTACTACCGTATCGAACCGGACCGCCACCTGGAAGCGTTTTTCGCCCTGGAGAAACGCCTTGCGGACAAGTTCCACATCATTGTGGACCCTGCATGCAAGGATGTGTCCCGACTAAGGTTTGTGAGTTTTGACCCGGACGCATTCATCGCCTCCAAAAATGTGCAGGTGTTCAAGACCTACTTACCCAAGGTCAAGGCCGCACCCGTCCCTAAGTTCTATCCACACGGCGAACACGATGTCGAACACATCCTCCAACAACTGGAGGCCAAGCGGATTGACCTTACGGATTCGTATGCCGATTGGGTCAAGATTGGCTTTGCCATTGCTGCAAAGTACCATGAGCCGGGGGCGGACCTATTCCATCGGGTTTCGGCACTATCCCCGAAGTACAACCCCGAAGCCTGCGACCGCAAGTACAAGCAACTCTGCCAGTCCAAGCAGAACCAGGTGTCCTTCGCTTCGTTCATGTGGCTCGCCAAAAACGCAGGGGTCGAAATCCAAACCAAGCAGACCAAGCACATTGTGTCAACCGCCAAGTCCCACCGCATGCGGGTCGGGACCAACGGAGGACCGAAGGACATCAACGCAGCCAGCGAAACTGCAATCCGGATTCTTCGAGAGATTGACCAAATAAATGTGGAGCAGTTGGAAGAAATCGTCGCCAACACCATGGCCCTTGATACCACGGAACTGAAATCCGCTGACACCGAGGACACTCCGCTAAAGCAAATCAAGGCTTACTTGAGGTCCTTTGACCTAAAGCGCAATGAGGTAACCCGTTGCATCGAACTGAAAGGCGAACCCATCACCGACGTTGACATCAACGATTTGTTTACGGACTGCTTGGAGCAGTTCGGTAAGAAGGAGGTCAACATGCAATTAATCAACTCAATTATTGATTCAAGCCATACCCCGACGTACAACCCATTCATGCAGTTCTTCGCCAAGAACGGACACCGGACCCCAACTGGCTGCATCAAAGCCCTGACCGATACCATCGTTGCCACAAATGTGGAGCATGCATTCATGCAACTCTGCATCTACAAGTGGCTCTGCTCGGTGGTTGCAAGCATGCACGGGGAGTATTCGTTGTCCATCTTGGTTCTATGCGGGGACCAGGGCATCGGCAAGACCAACTTTTTTCGGAACCTGCTCCCATCGGAACTGCGGTCCTACTACGGGGAATCCAAACTGGATGCCGGGAAGGATGACGAAATTCTCATGTGCAAGAAAATAATCCTGTGCGACGACGAGTTCGGCGGCAAATCCAAGCAGGAGGCCAAGAAACTGAAGGAACTGTCCTCCAAGCAGACCTTTAGCATCCGCAAGCCTTACGGACGGGTCCACGAAGAACTGACCAGGTATGCGGTGCTTTGTGGAACATCGAACGACGAGGAAGTCATCAACGACCTTACCGGGAACCGCAGGATTCTGCCCATCGTGGTGGGCCACATTGATTGGGATGCCTATGCAGCCATCGATAAGACCGACCTATTCATTGAAGCCTACCACTCCTACAAGACCAACGGAGCGGATGCCTGGCAACTATCCAAGGCCGAAATCACCATGCTGAACGAAAAGACCATAAACAACGTCCAGCCAGCGGTTGAGAAGGAATTGCTATTCAATTATTTTGAGATGCCAAACAAAGAGAACAAGGGCATCGGGGCGGAGTGGCTGACTAACTCCGAAATCAAAAACATCTTGGAATCTTACACCGAGCAAAAAATCAACCCGAACAAACTTGGGGCCGTTCTAAAGTCCATTGGCTGCAAAAAAGTGAGCCGAGCCGAGCGAAACAACCGAGGATGCTACTACATAGTCACTAAAACGAATAGTAGTAACTATTCGCAAGGCGGTGATAATAAGCGACATCCGTACTGACATAGTCACATAGTCACTAAAAACGCAATTTTCATTTAAGAGATATATAAGCGTGTGCGTGTGTGCGTGTATGTATATATATATATTCTCTATAGAAAAGTAGTGAATGTAGTGACTATGTGACTATAAGTGGCCACCACGCTATCAAAAACGAAGATTTTTATAGTCACTACTCAATTTTTGCAGTAACTATCAGTAACTATGCTAAGACCCTACCAACAAGCCGCTATTGACCAAATGCGGACAAGCCTTGCCCAGGGCAAGAAACGCTTGATACTATGCGCCCCAACTGGGAGTGGCAAGACGGTCATGTTTACCTACATGGTCGCAAGAGCCTTGGAGAAAGGCAAGCAGGCCATCATCTTCACGGACCGAGTGGAACTGCTGAAACAATCCAACGGTGCGCTGGACCTGTTCGGAATCAAGCCAACCCTCATTGAGGCCAGCAAGACCCGGCTCGACGTTTCGGGGAATTGCTTCATCGCCATGGCCCAAACATTCAGCCGTAGGAAGGACGCAACCGAATACACGGACCTGCTGAACCGGATGGACTTGGTCATCATTGACGAGGCCCACAAGCAGACCTTCAACCCATTGCTGCCGTACATCAACCCAAATGCCGTTGTCATCGGAGCCACCGCAACCCCGCTGCGTCGTGGGAACCAAGAGTGCCTCTCGAAGTTTTACCAGTTTTTGCATGTACCAGTTCAAGTTCAAGAACTGATAAACCAAGGGTTCCTTGCCAGGCCCGTCACTTACGGGGTAACTTTAGACCTTTCCGGTATTCGTATGAAGGGCAACGATTACGACACCGAGCAGATGGCCGAACGATTTAGTGAGCGACAAGTTTATGATGGCGTTGTGCAGAACTATACCAAAATTTGCAAAGGAAAGAAGGCCATCGTATTTGCGAGCAACATCGCCTCCAGTCAAGAGGTCTGCGATGCTTTGCATTATGCCGGATATAACGCCCGCCATGTTGATGGAGAAATGAGCAAACATGACCGGGCCGATGTACTGGAATGGTTCAAGCACACGCCCGACGCTATCCTTTGCAACTGCGATCTTATGACCACAGGTTTTGACGAGCCAACCATTGAGGTCGTCATTCTATACCGGGCAACCGCAAGCCTGCCCTTGTTTATGCAGATGGTGGGCCGTGGCTCCAGGGTGACACCAACCAAGAAGGAGTTCACGATCCTTGACTTTGGGAACAACGTGCAGACCCATGGCTGGTGGGAGGATCATCAAAATTGGTCCTTGAAAAAGAAAAAAAAGAAAGAATCCGCTGGCGTTGGTGGTGCTAAGAACTGCGAAAGATGTGATGCCCTTATCCCTATTGCTGTTATGAAATGCCCAAATTGCGGATTTGAATACGAACGAAAACCAAAGGAAATAGGCGAAACCGTTATGCTACAACTCATGACCAAGGCCCAGGGCATGCAGTTGGCCACGACCAGCAGCATGTACCAAAAGGCACAACTGGCCAAGGCCAAAGTAATTTCGCCTTATTGGGTGCTGCACAACCAATGTAAGAGCAAAGCCGAAGCCTTGGAGTTCATCCGCTACATGGGCTGGAAGCCAGGCTGGGCCTTCCACAATAAAGACCGTTTTCCAATCCTAAAATAACTTACCCATGCAAGAGTTCAAGATTCAAGCCGAGTGCTTCCAATGGCATTGGAACACCTTCCCCGACCAGCGGGGTCGCTTGTTTACAGTAAACAACAACGCACCGTCTGCCTATGCTGGGAGCGTCATGAAAGCTATGGGCGTGGTTGCGGGGGTGAGCGACATGATATACCTATCCGCCGCTGGGGCCGTGTTCTTGGAGTTCAAAGACCCCAAGGGCAAGCAGTCCATCTCCCAAAAATGGTGGCAGGGGGTCGTTCAGGAGGCTGGGTACAGGTACGAGGTAATTCGAAGCGTGGAAGATTTCAAGCGGGTGTTGGCTGAATGTGGGTAGAGTGTTTATATCTTTGACCTACTAAACCAAACAGTATGAAAACATTGTCCTATTCAGTAAGCATTGAATGCTCCACCTTTAACCGCCAGCCTCTTGTTTTGACTTGCATGAACTTTGAGCATGGCGTAACTGTTGCCGAACAAACCGCATCCCGCCTTGGTCTTATGGGCCGTGTCTATGTCACGGGGTCTTGCGGTAAGTCAACTTGGTTTTGGCCTCGTTAACCATGCGCCGCATACTGCTCCTATTCCTGCTGACCGCCTGCACCAACAACCGCCCTTGGAAGGTGATTGAGGTGCGGGAGAAGGGTAACGCCTGCGAGTATGTGCTATCTCGGAGCAACGGATTCGGGCCACAAGTAAAAATCAAGACCGATACTTGCGGGAAATACACATTATTCCAAACCATAAACCCCTAACCCATGAAACCAACCCCCACCGATTTCCGCCGCTGGCAAATCCACATCCGCAAGGAGTGCGTGTCTTGCTCACGCCCCGACCGCTCCGAAACCATCAAGCCTTGGTCCGTGAACTGGACCTTGCTCGGTCGCATCCTTCAAGCCAAAAACGCCTAAGCCATGCCCTGGATAAGACCCCAAGACCAAATGCCCGAATTATTTGACGAACCCGTCCTAATTACTGATATTGAAGGACTGCAAATCGTTGCTTGGCGTGATATGTACACTGGTAAGTGGCACTCCGAAAACCACACCTGGTTCACCCACGAAGTCGCCTACTGGATGCCAATACCCGAAATAGATTAAGCCATGACCCCAGCCCTCATCCATCATCTTGTTGACACCACGGCCGCCATCTTCGGCATCACCCCCGACCAAGTGCGGTCCCCGTCAAGGGAAAGGCCCTGCGTAATCGCTCGGAACATCGTGGCCGACATCGCCTACAACGAGTACCTATTCACCTTCATGGCTATCGGGAAGGAACTGAACCGCCACTACTCCACCATCATAATCAACTTGGAATCCTTCCACAACGACTGCAAGGCCAAGCCTCAACTGCGATACCTACGGAGGCAAGTTTTCAACAACGCCCAAGAGTATTTGCAGACCGCTGAAGGGGCTTATATTACTGACACTCTGCAACTTCCGAAGGAAGAATAGCCCGAAACCGCTATCACGCCCAAGGGGTCGGCCTAACCGCTGACCCCTTTTTTTTGCAATCTTTGTGCATGGCATCCGCAGACACCATCATCCTTGACCTTTACCGAAGCGGCGAAATCCGAAAGGCTTGCCTGACCATCACGGGAGGCGACCCGCTTTGGCGTGACTTGGAACAGGAGTGCGTGCTGATTCTGCTGGAGAAAGACCCCGCCAAAATCCTGCAAATCCAGTCGCAGGGGTACTTCAAGTTCTATGTGGTTCGGTTGCTGCTGAACCTCTACCGAGGAAAGAACAACCAGTTTGCCCAAAAGTACCGCCATCACGACCTGCTCGAAGAACTGGACCCCGATTCGCCTATCCCCCAGTCCGAGTACGATTCCCTCATGGATGACCTTTGGGCCATCGCCGAGGCCGAGATGGACACATGGGCGAAGGACGGGGCGTTCCCCTACGACAAGGAACTGCTACGCCTGCACCTACGCACGGGCAACATGAAGAAGTTGTCCCGTGACACGGGTATTCCGTATCGTTCTATAATCTATTCCATCGACCAAGCCAAGGCCAAAATCAAGGCCGCCATTCAATCCCATGGACACGCTGATTTTTCCCCTGCTGATTAGTTCGCTGACCGCCCTTGCTATTGCGGAGTACCATGTCCTGCCGCAGGCTTGGTACAAGACCTGGTTCGCAAGGCACAAGCCGTTCTCTTGCGTCACCTGCCTAACCTTTTGGGTGGCGGTGGCCCTGACCCTGCCCACCTGCGGTTGGGTTCTCGCTCCCGTTTACGGCCTTGCCTCTGCGGGGCTAACCGTTGTCATCCTGCAACTGACCAACCGATGACCCAAGACGAGTACCTGCTGGCAACCAAGCACCGCCACTATTGGGAGCAATACCAGGCGGCCTTGTTCATGCGGCTCTCCCCCGAAGCGGTCCACGACTTGCAGACCATCCTCGTCGCCCACGGCAGACCCAACACGAATTGGTGGTGTGCGGACTGCGTAAAATCGGCACTCCAATACATTTACCAAGAGGCGGACCAATTCGCCGAAGCCAACCACCACACCGTTACCCATGCCCTCAACAACCCCAACCCGTGACCAGTTCCAAACCTATGCCGACTACGGCGAAGGTGTGCGCAATAACGCCAAGCGGGGGATTGAACTCAACGAGCGCAATGGCAACAAGTGCGCCACGCAGACGGGCAAGGTCAGGGCGCAGCAACTCGCAAATGGTGAGGGGATTTCCCTTGAAACCATCAAGCGAATGCAATCCTACCTTAATCGGGCAGAAACCTACTACGACAACGCTGACTCTACCAGCGACTGCGGATACATCAGTTACCTGCTATGGGGTGGCAAAGCGGCCCTTGGGTGGTCACGAAATAAACTCCGAGAACTTGGCGAACTCGACTAAAGCCCCCAACGATGAGGCCCAAGTCCAAGCCCGCATGGATTCGCTGATGATGGTCATCACGACCCTCTGCGACTGCATCGGGGCGGTGGAGGAATCCAACTCCCCGAACGCCTTTGCGGTCAAGATGAAAATCGTGGACAAGATTGATTCGCTCATAGATAAAATTGAGTATTGATGGGAGCAGGAAGGCCACGGGTATTTGCGAACCCCCAAGAACTTTGGGAAGATTTCAGCGAGTATTGCGTCAATACAAAGAAGCAACCCATCCTTGTAAAAGATTGGATTGGCCCCAAAGCCGTGGAGGTCTTTCGGGAAAAAGAAGCCCCATTGACCATGGAGGGGTTTAAATTGCACCTTTGGGACAAGGGTATTGCTGATGGGGGGAGGGACTATTTTAACAACAAAGGGGGAGCATACGAAGAATTTACCGCAATCTGCCAGCGCATAAAGGAAGCCATCCGAGCCGACCAAATCAAGGGAGGCATGGCGGGCATTTACAACCCCTCCATCACGCAGCGATTGAACGGCTTGGTAGAAAAACAGGAGACCAGCGTAACCATCGAGCAGCCGCTTTTTGGGGAATAGTATTGCGGGTTTGCGAAAGGCTCGTATCTTTGTGTCAGTCAGGTGGCGGAATTGGCAGACGCATACGGCGGAAACCGTAGGGCAGCATAAGCATAAGAGGTACCCTTACAGGTTCGAGCCCTGTCCTGACTACAATGGACTTTAAGTACACCACCGCCATCAAGAAGATTCGGGCGATGACGGCTCGGAAAAAAGTCATCCAAGGTGGCACAAGTGCGAGCAAAACCTTCGGCATCCTTGCGGTGCTGATTGACCATGCGGCCCGTCATCCCAAGTCGGAGATATCCGTGGTCAGCGAATCCGTCCCACACCTACGACGGGGGGCAATTAAGGACTTCGCTAAGATTATGCAATGGACCCACAGGTGGGTTCCCGACCGCTGGAACAAGACGCTCCTGCAATACAACTTCGCCAACGGTTCCACAATTGAGTTCTTTTCCGCTGATTCGGAAGCCCGCCTAAGAGGGGCAAGGAGGCAAATCCTTTACATAAACGAGGCGAACAATATCGACTTCGATTCGTACTACCAGTTGGCCATCCGTACCTCGCAGGAGATATACATCGACTTCAACCCCACCCACGAATTTTGGGCGCATACGGAGGTACTCCCCGAAACGGATGCCGAGTTTCTCATCCTGACCTATCAAGACAACGAAGCGCTTCCCGACACCATCCGCAACGACATCGAACTGAACCGCACCAAAGCCGAAACGAGTGCCTACTGGGCGAACTGGTGGAAGGTGTACGGGTTGGGCCAAGTCGGGACGCTACAGGGTGCGATATACGGGGACTACACGGTTGTCGAGGGTATAGACCCATCCACGATGAAATTCGTCGCCTACGGCCTCGACTGGGGGTTCAGCAACGACCCTACGGCCTTGGTCGCCGTGTACCGCAGGGGGGACGACTTGTTTGTGCATGAGTTGCTCTACCATCGGGGCTTGACCAATAGCGACATCGCCACCCGCTTGAAGGAGTTCGGCATCACAAGGGCGTGGGAGATTGTGGCCGATTCTGCAGAACCCAAGAGCATCGAGGAAATCTACCGCCTCGGATTCAACATCAAGCCAGCGAGCAAGGGACCCGATTCGGTCAGGCAGGGGATAGATGTGGTCAAGCGGTTCAATCTTCATGTCACCAAGGATTCCGTGAACCTGATTAAAGAACTCCGCTCGTACACATGGGCCACCGACAAGGACGGGAAGGACACGGGGGTGCCGATTGACTCCTACAACCACGCCTGCGATGCCTTGCGATATGTGGCCCTCAACAAATTGGCCGTGAGCAACTCGGGCAAGTATCTTGTGGTGTAACTTTGGGGCATGAACCTTGAATCCCTCCTTGACCTCGCCTTGGCCATCGGTCGGGTCGTGCTGGCCTTGGTCTTCATCGGCTGCATCTTAACCCTCCTATTCACCCAATGAAACTCATCCACTACTACCACATTTACTGCGGCGGAGGCGGGCAATGGCAACTCATCATGCACCAACACATGATGGCCCTTTGCAATTACGGATTGATTGAACAGTTGGACGAGATTCGTGTCGGCATCGTCGGTCCTCCCGACCAGCGGAAGGTCGTCAAGGAAATCTTGGACAACTCGCTCGTGGCTTCCAAAATCAAGGTAGTGGTCACCCGCACGAACGCTTGGGAGCAAGCAACGCTGACCGAGATGTACAAGGCGAGCCAAACCGAGGATGCCGCCTACCTGTACGCCCACACCAAGGGCGGTGCTGACCCGTCGCTTGTGAAGCAGATGTGGTGCAGGTCTATGATATTCTTCAACATCGTGGCATGGGAACGCTCCCTTGCAGAACTGGAGAAAGTGGACTGCGTTGGAACGCATTGGCTCACCACCGAGCAATTCCCACAAATAGCGGACCAAAACAACCCCGACGGCTACCCCTACTTTGCAGGAAACTTTTGGTGGGCCAAGTCGTCCCATGTGCGGGAACTGGGCGAACCCCTTCGGGAACACCGCTACCAGGCCGAAACTTGGATTGGCAAGCGGGAAGGCATGACCGTGTACGACCCCAACCCAGGGTGGCCCGACCCAAGCAAATTCGTCATCACATTCTGACCATGAAACTGCTCGCCAATATCGCCTACCACCACCACCCCAATAGGGTGGAGAACTTGACCAAGGTCATTGAGGCCATCAAGTCCTACCCCGTGCAGGCTGAAATCTTCGTGGACACCAACGACGCCCAAGCGGCCCAAGAACTCGCACACCTTCCCGTTACCTTCCACGCCCACACGGCTATGGGACACCCTTGGGAACTGACGAGCAAGCACCGCCACAGGATTGCAGAGGTGTACCAGCACTTCGACTGGGTGGCGTATTTCGAGGACGACATGATGCTTCCCAAGGAGGGATTCGTCAACTTCACCGCACAGTTCGACGCGATGTTTGAGGACAACTTGTACCCGTCCTTCACTCGGATTGAAACCTACCCCAATGTGGAAGGCGAATTTAGCCCCGACATTACATTCAATCCCACACCGAATATGTGGAAGGAGTGGAACGGGAAGACCTACGCAAGCCTCCCGTTTTACATCAACTACCACGCTTTTTGGATGTTCAGTACCAAGCGTCTTGCCGAGGTGTTGAGGCGCAACCCGCAAGCGTTGCAGGTTATACCGAACAACGGCCTCTACCGTGAATCCCTTGCCTCCCTACCCATTTGGTCCTTGGAACTAAAGCCCATGCTGGAGATGACCGAGCAGGGCGAACTTGCGGACCATTGCAAGGTCTATCACCTATCCAACAATTATCGGGACAACAGTAGGAACATCAAAGAAATCTTTAAGCGATGAAACACGACCACATCTTCGGCTGGTCCAGCCCACAGGAACAAGGCCAACTCCTTCAGTTCATCCTTGATACTTTGCCCCCCAAGCCTCGCATCGTCATGGCTGAAATTGGGGTTTACCTCGGACGAGGGACTGCCATCTTTGACGAGGTCTTTGTCAGCAGGGGGCAGAACTACAAGTTGATAGCGGTGGACCACTTTGAAGGTTCGCCCGAACACAAGGCCAGCAACTCGGTCCCGTCCTACGAGGCGTTCAAGCAGAACATGATTCCGATATGCGACCAAATTTGGGCCCACAACTGCGATTCCATCGCTGCCTCCAAACGATTCAAGCAGGGTGAATTTGACATCGTTTACATCGATGCGGCTCACGAATACGAACCCGTACTTGCGGACCTGGAGGCTTGGTTCCCAAAGGTCAAGCGGGGAGGGTTCATTTGCGGGGACGACTACACGGCGGGATGGCCAGGGGTCGTGAAGGCGGTGGGCGAATACTTTGGGGGACGACACGGCGTTGTCCCAGGCACGCAGCAATGGTACTTCCAAAAATGAAACTTCAAGACCTCACCATTGACCAATTCCAACGCATCGGAGCCATTGAGTTCAGCAGCGTCCTTGGGGACTACGACAAGCGAGCAGGGGTCGTTGCAATCGTTGAGGGGGTCGATATATCACTTGTCCGAGAGATGCCCGCCAAGAGCGTCCTAAAGCGTTACAAGGCCATTATCAGCGAGTGGAACGCATTGCCTGCCCTTGGGTACAAGCGAAAGTTCAAAGCCGGGGGCAAGTGGTGGATCCCGACGGTGTTCACGGACGAGTTGACTGCTGGGCAGTTGATTGAACTCATGGACGCAAACACAACCGACGAGAAACAACTGCTCCAAAACCTGCACCGAATCATGGCAACCTTGTGCAGGGAAGGCGGTCTATTCGGATTCTTTCCGAAAAAGTACGACGGGGCTGCCCATGCGGAGCGAGCCGAGTTGATGAAGAAACACGCCAAGGTGGGCGACGTTTGGGGGGTTGTCAGTTTTTTTTTGCTAAGTTCAGAATCCTACTTGAAAGTTTTGAGCGACTATTCCAAGCACCTGATGACGAAGGCAGGGGAGTTGACGTAAGCCCTCTTGCAGGGTACGGTTGGCTTATGGTCGTTTGGAGGATGGCAAACAAGGACGTTCTCAAGTTCGATGCCATCTTCGCAATGAAGGCGGTGGAGTTCTTGAACTATGCGCTCCTGATTCACGATATTTTGGAGGCAGAACGGATGGAGGCTGAAAGAGCGAGAAGAAGGTAGTATATTTGCATCAGTCAGGTGGCGGAATGGTAGACGCTATACGTAGGGTACAACCGTTAATTAAAAGGGCGTGTACTCGCACAGGTTCGAATCCTGTCCTGACTACACTATCCTGCACGGGTTACATTTACCCGTATGGAAACAACCATCCTCGCCAATGGGCAACCAGTAGGTAAGTTCGGCAGCGGTTCGATGAAAGGCATCGACCAAACCGCTTTGGAGGGCATTGGTTCAATCGTAGGTCCCAAGGGTGGAGGCAAGTCGCCAGCCCATGACGTGCTGGTCAAGTGGATAGAACGGGTCATTGAACTTGCGAAGAAGAACCTCGAAGCAGCCAACGCCAACGCAGGGGGAACGCTATCGGCATCTATCGCACCCGAAGACATCGAACTATCCGCAAAGCAAATCGTGGTGGCTATCATGGCGAACCCCTATTGGAAGTATGTGGACCAAGGGGTGCGAGGCAAGTCCTCAAGCGCAAAGGCTCCGAGGTCGCCATTCCAATACAAGGACAAAATTCCACCACCCCAAGCCATTGCCGACTGGATTGCAAATAAGGGCATTCCTGTCGTTCCGACCTATTCACGCAAACTCAAGCGAATGCGGACAAAGCAGGAGCAAGGATTGGTCGATGGCAGGTCTATTGCCTTTGGCATTCGTGAGCGAGGCACAAGGGCCACGAACTTCATGAGCAACGCCCTATCCCCCGAAATGATAGACGTTTTGGTGAACACCATCGCTGAAACCCTTGGCAAATCTATAAGCGTAGCAACAACAAGATAAAATGGCAGTAACCGTCCTTTCGGGTTCGCCCCTCGTAGCGACCCCCGTTTACAACAAAATGCTCTACAAGGTCAGCGGCTCGCTGATTGCCCAGCCGAACTACCGCTATGTCTGCGATGTGAAGAACCCCGCAGGGACGACGCTGGCAAGGCTAAAGTGCGACAAACTGCCGACCACCAATTTCG